TACCTTTAACAGTTACAGTGTCACCTTGAGCAACATAGTTTCTTCCTCTGATACTTGACTTAGATCTTGGATCTAAATGTAAGTTCTGAGAAGGAATTTCTATATCAACTCCGCCACTAGAATAACCGTCTTTGTTTACGCCAACTGGTCTTGTTATTTTTGGGTTTTTCATAATTTACTCCTATTGTTTCTATATACTAAGATCTCGGTCCTTTCAAGGTCCTAACGTCTTTAGCCTTCATTCTGTCTGAAGTTAGTTTAACATCAGCAGATATTAATGATTTTTCAATTGCTGTATCTGCTCTTAGATTAGCTAAATCTTCGTTTTGATCTATTTTTTCATCATTAATAGACTTAGCTTGCATCATTTTCATTTTATCAAGATTAATTCTTGCTTCATCTTCTTTGATTTTTCTTTCCGTATCCATTGCTTTAAGATCTACTTCTCTCTCTTTAAGTTTTAATAATGGATCATGATCAAACTGAGTAGTTATTGCTTTTTCTTCCTTCATAAAGTCTTCAGTCATTTCAGCAATTAAAATAGCTTTTCTTGCTTCTATTTTTTGTGAGATTTGTTGAAACTGTTGTTGTACTTGAGGATTCATTGTAGCTTGCTGTTGCATTTGTGGTAGCATAGCAAACTCTTGTTGAAACTCTAATTGTACTTGTTCTTGTGCCATCAACGATATGTGCTCCATAATATTTTTTTCTAATGCTGCTGTAATGCTAGGATTATTTCTAACAAAATTACTAGCCATAAAATTTAAGTGAGCAGTTACGTGTGCTCTATGATCTTGACCTGGAAACGCTTGAAAAGGTTTCATACCCATTGCATCAATGTGTTCGATTGCCGGATCTTTAGGTTGATTCGGCGGAGGGGGAGGTAAAATTCTATCGATGTCTTTTACACCAATCGCATTATACATTGTTCTGTATGCATTATACATATTGTGCATTTGTGGATTAGATTGTGCTAATTGTAATTGTGTTTGAGCCATAGATATTCTTTGACTCATTGAAAATATATTTGGATCAGCAACAGGTAGTATATCTACTTTATCATCAAAATCTGTTTGTTTAACATTTCTTGCAGCACCAGGAACATCATAAGGATATTCTGGTGGAAGTGATGTAGAAAATATTGTTGCTAGCAATTTAAATTCATTTTTAAGACCTACATAAAGTCTTTTATGGATTGCTGACATTACTCTTGAACCACGTTCTAAAAGAGCTACGGTTGTACCAACAGCGGCCTGTTGATTCCCGTCCCCAACCTGCATGTCAGCAATGGACGCGAATCTTTGTCCTGCTTGAACTACAATTCCCATCAACTGTAATAAAGTTTGTGATGGTTCCTTGTAAGGTAAGAATACGAAAGCATCTTTTAGATTACCACCTGGAGTGTCAACATCTTTAAATTCTCCTGGTTGTATATTTGCGGCATCATCTTTTACTCTGACACCTCTTTGTTTAAATCCTGCGGGTAGGTTGGATAATGTTCCAGCGTCTAATAATTGACGGAGAGCCGCAGTTGCAGTACGACTCAATCCGCCAATCATATGTATTAATCCTAAACCATAAAATCCTAGTCCTGGCAGAAATTTGAAGTGGACAAAATATTGGATTTTTTTCTTGGTTGGATCATTGGGCGCAAAGTTTCGTCTAATAGACAAAACCTTCCTACTACCTTCCTCGATTGTAACGATGTAAGGCAATTTTATTCCAGTTGGTTCTCCGTCAGGACCAACATCTTCGAAACCTTCAATATCTAGATTAACGTGGCATTCTAGAAGTGTGTATAAAGCTTCTACTCTTTGTGATTTATTAATTCCTTCTACTTCTCTCTCTTTTTCTTCTAACTCATTTTTATTTACGTCAGTAGGTTTAGAAAGTTCTATATCTGAATAAAAACCTGTAACTTGTTGCTTACGCAATTCGTTTTCAGAAATTTTAATTCGATGAATGACTGATTCCGCATCTTCTAATGAGGTAGCTGTATACGGAACAATCAAATCATCTGCTGGAACAAACTTAGAAACAGCTCGTCCCAATAAATCGTCATAATAAACTTTTTTAAATGTAGAACCTGATAGAGGTAAGTAGAACAACATTTGATCAAACTCGGGTTCATATTCTTTCATTTGATCCATAAGTTGATAGTTCATAAAGTTTTTTACTCTTTGAGCCTGCATTTCTTTCATAGGGTTACTCGCGCCCATTACTTGAGTTCGTACAGGTCCGTCTGCCGGTAATAATTCTTTATAAGCTAGTGCTTGAAACTGTGTAACAGCTTCAGCAAGAACTGGGTGAGTTGCACCAGATGCTCCTTGGAAAGGTTCTGTTCTATTATTATATTTAAATCCTAAAAGATCTAAACCAGTAATATAAGCTCTTTCCCATTCAGCTCTTGAATTTTTATATTCCTGATAATCATTTTGTAATTGATTACCAATTGGATCAGTAATGTCTTCTGGAAGTAGATCGTTTAAATTTGCAAACGGATCTCCTTCTTCAGGCATACTAACTTTTGAAGGATCAAAATCAATTGTAGCTCCTTCATCATCTTCTGTAATTTCTATTGGTCCCTTACCTAACTCGTCTGCAACATCAACCTCTTCCATTTGTTCTTTTAGAACTTCGTCTTCAGGTCGTTGGTTAGGGAGAGTCTTGTCTATATCTGCCATATATTTTCTCCTACGCTTTCTTAACTTGTTTTGGCTTTAATTTCAACCCCTGTGATAAAGGTCCCTTTTTAGGTGGCACTGCCCACCATTTAAAACCAGGATTAGCTCTCATCCTCTGAGACATATTTGGTTTTTTGTTTGTTGGTTTATTTTTTATACTCATATTTACTCCTTAAAGTTGTTATACCGCCTTCTGATTTTCGATCAGCTCTATTAATATACTTAGTTGTATTAACCCCCATTAATTCAGGATATTTTGTTTTAGATCTTAATATATCTGCAAATCTTATTAAATTATCGGGGTCCATACCTCTTTCTAAATTAAATTTGTACAATTCTCTTTCATCCATTTCATTTATATATTTTTGCATCTTAATTTTTTCTTGTGGATCCAGTGTCATAACATTATTTAATAACCAGTTTCCTATATTACCGGCTGTAGGAACAAGTTGTCTTTTTTGCATAGGGTATGAAAATTTATTTTCTTCTTCCATTCTATCTATAGTTTCTGCTTTAATATCTCTAAACGGTTTACCAAAAAATTCACTTCCACCAATATTAATAGGTGCGCCAGCTTCACTTACTTGTAGATTAGTTTTATAACTTCTAATCATGTCATCTCGTTCTGACATTGCTTTTGCAATTTCTTCATTTGATTCTTTTTTTAGAGTATTATAATATTCTTTTTTATCTTCAATTGTTGAATTAAAACCAAAATCAGGATTTTCTCCATACTGGATAGCAACTTTATCAGCGTGTCTTTTCTTTCTATAAATAAGATCATTTATTTCTTGGTCTTTTTTATTTAAATCAGTTGCTTGATCAAATATTTCTCCATCACCACCTTTTGCTACAAACCTTTCTCTTATTTCTTCTATTTTAGCTTTATCACCAACTTTCCATAAATTAATTGACGCTGCTTGAACTGCATTTTTAAATGCTACGTTAGGAGACTCACCCTTACTAAGATTGTTTTCTAAATCCAATACTCCAAGAACTATATCGGCTATACCAAATACTTTACCCACTGCACCAGCCCCACTTCTTGCTGCATTCCTTAAACCATTTGCAACAGCTTTTCCTGCTTGAGAATTTACTATTTTTTGAATTGTTTTATCTTTCATTAACAAGTCAGTATTAAATCCTGAATTAACGCCAACAAAATCTTTTTTGCCATCAATAAAATCCACTCCTTTAATTTTTTCCATGATTTTAGTTTTGTCTTTTTGGCTTATTTTTAAAGCAGCGTCATAAGCTGCTTTTCTATTTATTTCAAAAAAGTTTGCTTTTTTAATATTTTCTACTTCGTCTAATGGAGTTACTTTAAGGTCAGGATTATTCTTTACCATTTCTTCCGTAATAATGCTTTTATCTTTCCATGTATTTACAAAGTCTATAGTTTCTTTTTGAGACTTTCCTTTAAACTCATCGAACATATCAACCTTAAGTCTTTCACCTCCAAAAACACCACCATCACTTAAAGTTACTTGTTTAAAACCATCCGTTTGACTAGCTAATCGTGTAAGTGTTTTGTCTGTTTCATTTAAAAATTTTTTTAAGTCATCACCTTTTTTGGTTAACTTTCCGTATTCTTGTTTTTCATAAACGGCATGAATTTTATCGTCGATCATTCCTGGATC